AATGCACAGCGTAAAGCATTTATGCTTGCTGATAATAGAATAGCAGTCAATAGCGACTGGGATACAGAATTATTATCATTAGAGCTTAAAGACCTAGACGCAGAGTTTGATTTAACAATGTTAGGCTTTGATGAAAAAGAATTAGCAGCATTACTTAATCCAGAACAGGTAGAGGGATTAACAGATGAAGATGCTGTGCCAGATGTACCTGATGAACCCACAACAAAGCTAGGGGATATATACCAGCTAGGTAATCATAGGTTAATGTGTGGCGATAGCACAAGCATTACAGATGTAGATAAATTATGTATAGAAAGAGCTGATTTAATTTTTACCGACCCACCTTATGGCATGAGTTATGGAGGAGGAAGAGCAGCAGGGTCTACTAAAAAAGGTGCTTTAGTTAAAGCTCACGGCATGATTAAAAATGATGATTTATCTGGAGATTTTTTAATAGAGTTAATTAGAGATGCACTAGCTACATCATATGCTAAATGTAAAGAAGGAGCTGGTTTATACGCCTGTTTTACATGGAGAACTTATGCTGAATTTGAAAAAGCATTAGAAGAATCTGGTTTTACAGTAAAAAATTGTATTGTATGGAATAAAAAATCTATTGGATTAGGTAACGCAAATTATAGACCACAGCATGAATTTATTTTTTATTGTGGTGGTCAATGGTATGGTAATAAAAGTGAATCTGATGTTTGGGAGTTAAGTAGAGGAGCAACCTCTAATTATGTTCATCCTACTCAAAAACCTGTTGAATTAGTAATAAGGGCTTTAAATAATTCAAGTAAAGCAGGTGATATTGTTATAGATTGTTTTGGTGGCTCTGGTTCAACCATGATAGCTGCTGAAAAAACAGGAAGACATTCTAGGCTTATGGAGCTAGACCCTAAATATTGTGATGTTATAGTAAAACGCTGGGAAGATTTTACAGGTAAGAAAGCAGAGCTATTACAGTCACCTTCGGAGTTATAAAAGAGAAAGTATATGGCACAAGGAATAAAACATATCCCAGATGATGATAATAGAAAGCTAGTACGGAGCTTATCTACTGTTGGAACTAGGTACGAAGACATTGCTATTAAGCTAGAGGTGTCATCTGATACATTAGTTAAGTATTATAAGAAAGAATTAGATGGTGGTCGTATAGATGCTAACGCAGCTATTGCCCAGAGCTTATTTACATCAGCTAAAAGTGGTAATACTTCAGCACAAATATTCTGGTTAAAGACTAGAGCAGGGTGGAAAGAAACTAATGCTTTAGAATTATCTGGTGCAGATGGTGGTGTAATAACTGTTATAAGTAAAATTAATGTCAAAGATTGAGCTTGAATACGAACCTAGAATACCTCAAGCAGACATACATCAAGCTGTTCATAAGAATAGATTTGTAGTCGTTGTAGCTCATAGAAGAATGGGTAAAACAGTTTGTGCTATAAACCAATTAATACATAGTGCAATAAATTGTAACTTAAAAAACCCTAGATACGCATTAATAAGTCCTACATACTCTCAAAGTAAAAGAGTGGCATGGGATATGCTTACTGAATACACAAGACCATTACAAGCTGAAAATAATATAGCAGAGCTACGATCAGACTTTATGGGTCGCAGAATAAGTTTGTATGGAGCAGATAACATTGATGCACTTCGAGGTATATACCTTGATGGTGTAGTGATTGACGAGTATGCACAGATTAACCCTAGCTTATTTAGTGAGATTATAAGACCAGCAATTGCAGACAGAAAAGGTTTTGTAATGTTTATAGGTACACCTAAAGGTAGAAACCATTTTGCTACATTACGAGATAAAGCAGCAACAGGAAAAGATGGCTGGAAGCTATTAGAATTTAAAGCTAGTGAAACTGGTTTAGTAGATCAAGAAGAATTAGATGCAGCACTCAAAGAAATGGGTGAGGATAAATACTCACAAGAGTTTGAAGTAAACTTTCATACTCCAGTTGAAGGTTCTTACTATGGCAACTTGATTAACGATTTAGAATTTAAGCAGCGTATATGTGAAGTGCTTAAAGACGATATAGCTAAAACCTTTTGCTCTTGGGATTTAGGTATGGGAGATAGCACAGCAATATTTGTTGCACAAATTATAGGACAAGAAATACATATCATTGACTACATGGAAAATCATAGTCAAGGTCTGGATTATTATATTAATTGGTTAAGAGATAATAAATACGATACAGCAGAGATGTTGTTACCACATGATATTCAAGTAAGAGAACTAGGAACAGGAAAGTCCAGGCTTGAAGTGTTACAAGAAGCAGGATTAAATTGCAGAGTTGTACCAAAGCTAGGAATAGATGATGGCATACAAGCTGTTAGAAGAATACTACCACGCTGTTGGTTTGACACTAAAGTAAAAGATGCAGTTGATCTATTAAGAAACTATAGAAGATTATATGACGAAAAAAGAGATGTATTTTTTGATAAACCTGTTCATGATTTTACTTCTCATTGTGCAGACAGCTTTAGATATTTAGCAATAGGATTAGATGAACGAGATGACGGATGGTCAAAGCCTCTGGAGATTAATAAAACATGGATAGTTTAAATGGCATACGATAAAAAAACAATTAAAGTAAACTCTGATGACAATAGAGAATTAGTTAATATTATTGGTTCTTATATTGATGACTCATTAGGATTTATTGAAACTGAAACTTCTCTATCAAGGAAGAGAAGTCTTGAGTATTACATGAGGGAACCTTATGGAAATGAGGTAGAGGGTAGAAGTCAAATAGTAACAGCAGAGGTTGCAGAAGCAGTTGATGGTGCATTACCTCAAATCATGAAAGTATTTACTCAATCAAAGAAGGCAGTTATATTTGAGCCAGTTAATGAAGGGGATGGCGAACTTTCTGAACAAGCGACAGAGTATATCAATCACATATTCTATAAAGATAACAATGGATTTGAATTGCTGCATGATATGTTTTGGGATGCTTTAGCTCAAAAAGTAGGTGTGCTTAAATGCTATTGGGATGATAAGAAAGATGTTACTAAAGAGAAGTATGAAAATCTGACCGAAGACGAACTTGCTATGATCATGCAAGACGAAGAAGTTGAAATAGTAGAACAAGATGTTGTTGAAGATGTTATAGAACAAGAACCACAACCAGCAATAAATCCAGAAACTGGACAACCTGTAATAAATGATATGGGTGAACCATTAATGATGGAAGTGCCACCTATTATCAACACATATTATAATGTGAAATGCAAACGCACAAAAGATTTCTCTAAAGTTAAAATTGAGTCAGTTGCTCCAGAAGAATTTTTAATAGATAAGAGAGCCACTAACATTGAAGATGCAGATTTTGTAGCACAGAGAAGTTTAGTAACTCGCAGTGATTTAATTGCTATGGGTTATGACAAAGATGTAGTTGAAACATTATCGACTGGAGATACATTAGACTTTACTCCAGAAAGAGTAGCAAGATATGGAGCAAGTGGAGCAGACTTTAATACTAATAATTCTGATGATGAGTCTATGGAATTAGTTGAGTATTATGAATGTTATGTCAGAACAGATTTAGATAAAGATGGAATAGCTGAAAGACACAGAGTTTGCTATTCAGATAATAAAGTATTGATGAGTGAGGAATGTGATTATCAACCATTTCATAGTGTATGTCCTTTCCCAATACCACATAAATTCTTTGGTGAGTCATTAGCTGATAGAACAATGGACTTACAATTAATCAAGTCTACTATCACTAGACAAATGCTAGACAACTTATATCTAACTAATAACTATAGAGTTGGTGCAGTTGAAGGACAAGTTAATCTTGATGATCTGCTTACTTCTACAGCAGGTGGTGTAGTTAGAATTAAGAACCCTAATGCTTTAGTACCATTAACAGTTCAATCTAGTGCTGGACAATCATTTCCTATGCTTGAGTATTTAGATACTATACAAGCTAAAAGAACTGGAGTTAGCGAAGCATCACAAGGATTAGACCCTAACATATTACAGAATGTAACAGCTACAGCAGTCGCAGCTATGTCAAGTGCAGCTGGTGGAAAAATAGAATTGATAGCTCGTATCTTTGCTGATACAGGAGTGTCATCTTTAATGAAAGG